ATGCTAGCGGCAGAATTATGGCTCAGGATGAGCCAAGTCAAAGGGCTTGGGGCAGTCAAAAGCAGTGCTTTGGCCAAGAGGTTACTCGCCAGCGGTGATGTTCACCCCGGCAGGTTAGCCGCCTATGGGTTAAATCTGCAACAATGTCAGCAATTTACTCAGGTCGAGCCCCACTATATTGATGCAACGCTAACTTGGCTCAACAACCCCTCTCATCACTTACTAGTTTATGGCGAGCCGGGCTACCCGCCACGTTTAACACATATTTCCGCCCCGCCCTTGGTTATCTTTGCCTCAGGTGAGCTTGATGTTCTTTATCGCTCACAAATGGCCATGGTCGGGAGCCGTCATTTTAGTCATTATGGTGAGCAGTGGGGGCGTCATTTTGCTTCAGAACTGGCGGCGGCGGGGTTGATTATCACCAGTGGCTTAGCGGTGGGAATTGACGGGATATGTCATAAGGCAGCTTTGAATGTTAAAGGAAAAACTATTGCGGTATTAGGGAGTGGTTTGGCAAATATATACCCGCGGTGCCACAGCCAATTAGCCCGCGAAATTGAGCATCAAGGGGGCGTTTTGGTCTCCGAGTTTCTGACGACGGCATTGCCGACCGCGGCCCATTTCCCCAGAAGAAACCGCATAATCAGCGGGTTAAGCTCCGCTGTATTGGTTGTTGAGGCGACACTGAAAAGTGGCTCTTTAATTACGGCTCGTTATGCTATGGATCAGGGGCGAGATGTTTTTGCTCTACCTGGCCCTCTGGGCAGTGCAACCAGTGAGGGTGTCCACTGGCTAATTCAGCAGGGCGCTTACTTGGCCAAGTCTGCCCGTGAGGTCGCGGAACAGGTTGCTGGTTCATTGCAATGGATATCATTGCCCGAGAAAGAAATTATTTCTTCATCCGAAGAGCAAGTTGAATTGCCATTTGCCGATGTGTTGGCTAACGTAGGAGATGAGGTGACACCCGTTGATGTCAGTGGTATGCATGTATCTTATTGAATATTAAATATAAAAAAATATCAGTGACCACATGTTGACCGCGCCTAGTAAATCAGCTCCGCTTGCGGGGCTTTGTTTTGCCTGATGGTATGCGGTTAAAGTTTGGGTTTTGCATTTTACCTGGTGGCCGTTCTGGCTGCTGTTGTTGGTTTTCTGTCCGAGATCAAAGTGAGTTTCTCATCAGTTTTTACAGTATCAAAATTTCCCCTCAACTTTGCGCAATCCCTTGCAGCGTCTGGCTTGCCGCACAATTCTATTTATTCTCCTGAACGCTTTCCGTTTTGCATTTGATCGGACGTAAAATATAAAACCCCTTTAAAATCATAGCATTGATTTTCTTGGATCATATCAAGATCGCTCTAATTACTGTAATTCACTGAAATATATATCACTCGTTACAGTTTGCGATCCATGCGAGATCCTTAGGACTGGCGCGGCCTGGCGTGGGCGTTTGTAGAGTTACAAAACTGTAATAAGTTCGACAAATATTTTGTGCAGGCGTGGTGGGCGTGTGCGTTTTACCTCCCGTTTCTTTTACGTGGCTGGATTTACCTCATATGTTTTATGGGTGGCTCATGGCGCGATTATCTTGTTTGAATCTGAATCTTGAGGTGCATTAAGTGGTGCGTGGCTTGGTGTGGCTCTCAGTGCGTCAGGTGCGATGTGCTCCAGCCTTGCTGGGTGAGCAATGGGGGGTTTTCCTGTAATTCTTACCGGGGTATTACGTAATTTTATTACTGTTTGAGGGGTGTTAGGAGCACTGAAGCACAGACGTTTCTGTCTGTGCTCGATGGCGGTTAGGCTATAAAGGGGCCGTACTTGACTGTCAAGGCTTGTGCGTGGTTGGCTGTCGCGGTGAGATCGCCGGCATTCAGTGGGCCGTCGGTGTTGGTATGGGTATGGCTGGCGGTCTGTTGTGCCAGTGTTTGGATCACATCCAGCGTATCGGTTAACAGTGTCAGCACGTTGATTTCATCGGTACCCAGGCGCACCGATGGCGCGATAAGTTCCTGAGCGGCGGCAACACTGCGGCGAATACCGGTGATTTTCTCTGTGAGCGCGCCGGCAACGTCAGTCGTTAGATTCTGGCCAACCTTGATATTTTGATTCTGGCCAACATCGTCAGTTTTGTCTTTGCCGACTTTGGTCACCATATTGGCCGAGGTGCCTATCGAATAGTCACCCTCGGCAAGTTGCACCACCTGGCCGGCCATCAGGGTTTTCGTTCCCAGTACCGTGGTGCTGTCGTTGGCTTTTACCGTGGTGTTACGTGTGGTTGTGGTACGGCTTTCCTCGTCACTGGTCACACTGCGCCGGCTACTGGTTTCCTCGATCGCCTGGTCAGTATCACGCTGCCAACTGCCATCAACCGTTACGCGCTGACTGACACCGGCGCGCTGCTGTTGCAACTGTTCGCCCGGTTTCACTGCTGGCAGTGATAGCCCCTCAGACAGAATTTGCCGAATCATTGGCTTATCTGGCCGGCCATCAGCAAAACCGATTTCGACCAGTGTCCCCTCTGGCGGGAACTGGAACATACCGCCCTCACTGCCAGCCATCGGAATGGGGAGCGGTACCGCGTTATATTCTTGCGCGGCGGCGGCGTTACCGTTCTCATCCAGCAATTGAACATTGACGGCATAACGTGGCCGGAATGGATCGGACGGGTCGCCCAGCTCGGCGGCATCGGTCGGACTCATCACCCGCGCGCGGCGGGGCAAATGTAACCCCGCGCCCAATTCTGGATACAGCTTTTCAATTTGACGCTGTTCCGGGGATTTCTGCGCCGGCTGGCCCTGGCTGTTTAACGGCGTCCAGTTCAAGGTCATGCTGTCGTCGCTCACATCAACTTTGGTGATGCGTCGGCCATTCACAATCACGCCCGGACGAATGGCCGGGATAAGCGGCAAAGTCAGGCTGTTACCGCCGCCGCCGCCCTGGGCGAACTCCTGCGGAATATCAACCGGCGTTTGTGCAAAACGCGAATCGGCATAACTGCCGACATAGACGGTGCCGTCTGGCAGTTGGTACCAGACATAATCCGGGATACTGAACGCGCGCCCCAGATTAAGCATCAGTTGGTTACCGCTGCCATTGTGTTGGAAATGGGGGATCGGGGTGTCGGTGTACGCGGTATTTTCCGGCAACACAAAACGCATGGCGGTAGCTTTGCCGACCGCGTCGGTCACGTCGCGCAATGTGGGATGTTGCAATGAGCACGGCCACGAACGTTCAAACACGCCGACCAGCTCCCGCACCATTAACCGCTGCGCGCCATTTTCAGCCGGCGCGCTACGCTCAACAAATCCGGTTAACCAACGATAAATCGAAGCGTTATAGCCTAAATCCAGCCGCACCAATTTACCGTTACAATCCTGCTCAGTCAGCGCGGTAATAAACCCCAGGCCGCACCCATTAAGGGAAAGCGACAGATTTAAGCTATTGGCGGGGATTTCATCATCGCCAATGCGCAACGTCACAACGGATTTCATGCTTCCCCTCCGGCTGGGCCGATAGCGTTATCGACCTTTTGCAGCACACTTTCAAACCATGATCGGCTTTCTGCTGTCTCGCCATCTGACGCACTCGCAGTACCGCCCGCCGTTTGGATGGTGGCATTTTTACCGCCCTTGCTGGCTTGTTGGGCTTTACGTTCGGCTACGCTAGAATATTCCGCCAGGGTAAAATTCACCAGCCAGGCCATAGCATTGGTCTGCTCGACCGCATCCACGCCGCTGGTAAAGGTGGCTTCGCGAAACTTGACCGCCTGGGCTAATGAATGGGCGACACGATAACGCTTTTTGCTGCCGTCGCCGTTCTTGGCTTCGGCCAGGCTATAAATACGCGTCAACATGGCGGGATTGGTGTATTTAATTAACCCGGACACGCGCAACTCTTTGCCCTTGGTACCCTGTTCTGATTTGCTGGTACTGCTGGCCTGGCCGCTTTGGTCTTTGTCCTGAATTGACATAGAAAGCGTTACCAGAATGTTGTTGAGTAAGATTGCTTCCCCATCAAGGGCCAGCGTGACCACATCAGCCATGATTAATCACCATCGCGCGTAGCGGGGCCAAATCAGCGCCCACAAACATAATTGCCAGGCTAAAAATGGCCTGGCTGTCGGGAATATCTTTTTTCATCTCAGCGATCGCCGTTTGGCTGTTGCCCTCAACCGATAGCGCCCAAAGCGGCACACTCGCCCCCTGCAATTGTTCCAGACTATTTTTTGCCTCGGCCAGCAACGCGGCGCGCTGTTGTTTAAATGCCGTCAGGGCGCTATCAATAGCCTCGCCACTGCTGCCGGCGGTGGTATCGCTGACCGCTTTTTGCAAGGCTTGCGCACCGGACGCCAGCCGGGTGGTGGCAACCGATAGCGGCGCACTGGCGGGCAAACCACCGGGGCGCGCGGGGATTTGCATCTTGCTGACATCTAAACTCAATGCCGCTTTAGCCCGGCGTTGAACCTGAGTTAATGCCGGTATCGGGAACACCTCGGCGGCAGCGGTCAGCAAAGTAATAAACTCGGCCAGGGTTTTAGCGCTGATAAGTAATATCAGCACATCTTGATTGCTATCGACGCCGGCCAGCCGACTGGCGAGTGCATTCACCGCATTGGCCGGACTGAGAAATGAACCTGATTGCTCCGTCTGACCGATGCCAAATGCCCAGGGGTGCGCGGCAACGGTCGAGCAATTGACCGGGGCCAGATTCGGCGGGATACGTAATAATGATTTACGCCACATCTGATAGCTCCGGCCAGACTGGTACCCGATAGCCATTATTAACGGCTTCAATCAATAACCATTGCGGTAATTCTGGCAATTCGACTAGCGGCCAGCCGGCGACGGTCGGCCAGATTTTATAAGCTAGCCGTACCGTCATTAACTCACTGCGTTGTGCCTCGGTCAGTGGCTTATCATCAATGGAATAATCAATGATGGTCAGAGCATCAGTGGCGGTAATGAAAGCATCACGATAGCGCCGGGCGGTTGCTGCGATATCATTATCGGTGACGACTGGCGCAGGAATATCAATCCATTCAGGCATTCCCTTTTTATTTGCGCCGCGCTTTTTCCCGATTGGCTGCATATCAGAGAATTGAGCATAAATATCATCATCAATTTCCACCAAATCAGCCGGTAATGTTCCAGCGTCTGCGTAAATCGCTAACAACTCTTTCGGGTAAAAGCTCAGTGTTGTGGCTGAGAAATAATACATCTGCTGTACGGCCAAGGCGGATGTACGGTACAGCAGGGTGTTAGGAGCACTGAAGCACAGACGTTTCTGTCTGTGCTCGATGGCGGTTAGGCTATAAAGGGGCCGTACTTGACTGTCAAGGCTTGTGCGTGGTTGGCTGTCGCGGTGAGATCGCCGGCATTCAGTGGGCCGTCGGTGTTGGTATGGGTATGGCTGGCGGTCTGTTGTGCCAGTGTTTGGATCACATCCAGCGTATCGGTTAACAGTGTCAGCACGTTGATTTCATCGGTACCCAGGCGCACCGATGGCGCGATAAGTTCCTGAGCGGCGGCAACACTGCGGCGAATACCGGTGATTTTCTCTGTGAGCGCGCCGGCAACGTCAGTCGTTAGATTCTGGCCAACCTTGATATTTTGATTCTGGCCAACATCGTCAGTTTTGTCTTTGCCGACTTTGGTCACCATATTGGCCGAGGTGCCTATCGAATAGTCACCCTCGGCAAGTTGCACCACCTGGCCGGCCATCAGGGTTTTCGTTCCCAGTACCGTGGTGCTGTCGTTGGCCCGGCAATAAGATCACTTTTTGACAATAATCGGCCAGCACGAGAGTCACTAGTCACTGTCAGTGCGCCGGGCAGCACGATATTAGTATTCTTACTGCTAATGGCGTCCACAATCCGCTGATCATCACCCGCCGCCACAGTACCGGCTGTGGTGCCTACCTCTAACGAGGCCGCGCCCTTAATCCCCAAGTTTTGCCGGAATAATGGCACATTGGGAATATCCGCGCCGTTCCGCTCTTTGGCTAACCGGGCGTTGGCATTGTCCATCGCTATCTTGACAGCTTTAGGAGTCGCAGCCAGCGTTTCGCTACTGCTATCCGTGGCACTGTCTAACTGGACAAAACCTTTATATAACAGAGTGCCGTCTGGGTGATTACGGGATTTTTCATGTTGCGCCAGCGCGTCGCTGGTTTCTTGTTCGGTCAATGAGCCTTTGGGACGTAGGTCGGTAATATTGCCCGCGGCGTCAATACTGGCGACCGCAAACACATAATGCATAAAACCGGATTGGCTATAGTTTGCCAACGTTGGTGCGACGGTGATTTTTATCACCGCCTCCCACTGGCTGGTAATATTCCCCTGCAAACTCACATCAGCCCAAACTTTGGTCGCGGTACTGGGTACCGCAATGTTGCGATTGGCGGGCAGGTCGGCACGAATACCGCCGATGTAACCCGCCCCTTTAGTCACAAAGAATTGTGAGCCGTTTTTAGCCACCAGATAGGCCGCGCCAAAGAATGCCCCAGGGCCGTAATTATCCACATTGATTAACCGCTGCATTTCATCAATACCGGTCAGTCGTGCGGTGAAATCAATTTGCCAGGTTTCCGCTGGGGTAGTGATGCCGGTTGCTGTTGCCGCGCCGTTGTACTCCATTAAGAATGAACGTGTCAGAACGTTACCTTGTTGGCCGGTTACGTTGGCGACTTTGCGCTGGATCGGTGCGTGGACAATCATCGCTACGGTACCGCTGACCTTATTGACCAGGCCGATCCAGTTGAAATCAAAATCACCGATTTCTGTCCCCATCGTGACGGAATAAACCACTGCATTATCATTGACCAGGCCAATTTTATTGACCGCCTGGCGGTGAACAATTTGCGCCTCTGGCGGCAATGTCTCGGCGCGGTTAATGGGGACGGTATGATCCAGACCTGGCACATAGGCCAGGACAAATTCATCCAGTACCACGGTGTTACCGGCGGCGGCTTCCTGGGCTTTCCACTGTTCGAAAGCAAAAGTAATAGCAGTTTGTGACATTATTCTTTCTCCATCAGCGACGCGCCAAAGGCGGCGGTTGTTGTCACTTCATTTGATACGGTGCTGGCGCTGTAACAGATATATTCACATCCCACATGGCCAGCGCGGATATGCATCTCGGCAGGTGTGATAATTTCGTAGCGGTAGCGGCGGCAGGTACGGCCATATTGACGAATAATATTCATCAGTAATTCACTGTTTTCAGCCAGTTGGCTATCAGTGACGCGCACGGTTATCACATCCCAATCAATATCCGGCTGACGCTCTAACAGTTCGACATAACCCACGCCCAGGCGGGCAAAGATAGCAATAAAGCCGGACACAGATCCCGCGTCTTTGGCATTGATAAAGGCAAAATGTACCCGCTTACGAAAGAGGGGGAGCGGTTCGCCAGGGAATCGGGTCACATCCCGCTGATACGCCAGCAGATTGAGTAACGGCACGACGCAGGTTAACGGGTCTGCCTGGTTAAGCGGCCACTTGATCCAGGTGTAAACCTTTTGCCAAAAGGCCAGGCAGGCGCGCATTAATTTGACCGGCTCGCCTTTGTTCAGCCATACCGGCAAGGTAAATGCAGGTAGCTTATCCATTGGCTTTCTCCAGCGTCAGAACGCCCAGGCGTGGCACAAATAACCCACTGATAATGTCACCCCGCGAAAAAGTCAGCGATTCGATTTCAGCAAAGTGATCGTGCAATTCTTCCCCCAGGCGGGACATAGAAAAGCGGCTGTGCGGCCAGGTCTTTTGCACGGTGTAATCGGTGTTTTCCCGGAATGCACAGCCAATCAGATTGCGGATATTTGCCAGCAAGGCGTCGCTCTGTTCATCGTCTAAATTGCTGCTATCGAAAAAGTGAAGCGTCACGGTCAAGTTATGAATTTCTTCCGGTAGCGGTAAACACAGCACATCGTCACCGTGGCCGTGGTTGCCCTGGCTCATCACATAATCATTTACTGTGTCGATAAACGGCTGGCTGGCGATGCCAGAATCCAGCAACAAATAGACGTTAGCCGTTCCCGGCCCGCGTGGCGCATCGTGTAGGAAAAAAATTCGGTCAGTGGTCAGGCCGGCAATGCCGGCAATCAACCCACGGTAAACCGCATCGATATGATATTGGCCCGGCAAATTAAACTGATTGCGCACCCGGTCACGCAAGTCGTCGTCCAGCTCCTTATCAGCCCCCGGCGCGATTAACCAATTATCCTCGTTTACCGCACTGGCGATGCCATTGACCGCGACCGGCAGAATACGGAAATAGCCGGGTGCCAGGTTGTGGCCGCTGCCGGCTGATCCAGCATTGACCGCAATCAACGCCCCGGTTACCCCTGCAGGTATGACGGTGTCGGCCAATGTCATTAATTTATAAACGGTGCCGTTAATGCGTTCGGTCTGGATCACAGTGCCGGCGGGTACGGTAATTTCAGCGCTAACGCTATCTTTGGTAAAGCGGATCACGCCCTGAGCAAGACGGGCATCTTTGCGGGATAAATTGACCGCCCAGGCAAACAGATCAACAAAAGTCCCGCTAGCGGTAGCCAGAAACAGGTTAGCCATAACGGTATTTACTAACGCGTCAATCAGCCACATGACTGGCGCGGTCACAATGGCTTTGATTAGCCGCCAAAACGGTGCCATGTCTGAGGTGTTGGTAACTAGATTTTCATCAGCCGCGACCTTTGCGAATTCCGCTTGCACCTGGCTTTCAGTCGTCGGCATGCCCTGATCGGCAAGAATGGCTTTATAGTCAGGATTGGGGCGATTATTCATAATAAGTCTCGCAGTGACAGTGGGCCGAAATCGTAGGTATCAGCGGTAATAAAATAATGCCCCTGGCTATCATCGGTAATCAGTACGGTACCCGGCACAATGCGGGTATCGGTTTCGGTCAACAGTTCCATTTGCAACAAAATATCGGTGCGCAATACCGGGCTACGCTCGGCAATCAGCAACTTAACCAGGCCGGACTCAATAATCCGATGTACGCAGTCTTGCGCAATGCTGATGCGGTTATCGCACAACAGCGGTTCATTACCGGATGAAAGCGTAAAATCACCGTCAGTGATTAGCAGGTCGATGTACAGTTGTTCACTCATCCGGCGGCAAGCTCCCTTGATTCCATGATGCTATCTAGCGTGGCCCCGTTCGGCGGGTAAATATTCACTTCGCCGATGGTGTTACCGGTGCGCACTGTGCTGCTCTGGTTGCTGTTATTGGTGGTCAGGGTTTTGGCTATCCCGCCCTTGTTCATCGCCGGGCTGACCAAACCCGCCGGCGCGGGGAGGGTGGTTGCTGGCGCGGCTGCGCCTCCCTCACTCTGGCCGATAGGCTTAAGATCGATATTCACGCCGGGGATTTTATTGAGCTTGCTGACAATCCAGTTGTAGGTCGCGCCGAAAGACTCCGTCAAGTAGTCCCACAGGCCACTGAACACATTGGCGATGGCGTCAACAAAACCGTTAAAGGCTTCTACAGGTGACAGGCCAGCAAAGAACCCAACCACCATTTCCCAGCCCAGGGTAATCGAGGCCCATACACCGGCGAACATCTCCCCGACCTGGCCGGCAATCTGCATAACCCACTGGAATGCGGCGCTGTCCAGCAATGCGGCCTTAAGCTGATCCCAATGGGAAATGACGTACCAAACCCCCGCAGCCAGCGCGACAAGGCCAGCAATAATCAAGGTGATAGGGCTGGTCAATAACTGCATCCCAACGCCGGCTAACATAGTGGCGATACCGTAGGCGCGCATGGCAACCGTGCTGCTTATCAACATCATGCGAGTAGCAATGAGCGCGACGCGCAAGAATTTTAGTGCGCCGTTATAAATGACCGTGACAAAGGTCGCTAACTGAATGGCGCGGGCCTTGAGGTTAATCGCCCACATCAGGCCACGAACGGTGAATGTTGCAACCGCCCAAATGCCGGTCAACCCCATCCAAATAAATTTCGATACCCCCACTCACGACATTAGCGATTGCGCCGGCTGCGGCCATGCCAAGCGTTGCCATGGCAATGTAGCCAATCCAGCGGGCAATGTTGGGGAACATATCCAGCCATTTGGCGAACTGTGTCCCGGCATTAATCGCATAATCAGCCAGGGGGGAAATAGCCGGGATAAGCTGCATACCGATGGAAATCCGAATACGCTTCCAGACCTGATCGACACGTTCCCACATGTCGGCCATTTTCTTAGCCATTTCCACCGCCCGGTCTAAGCCCTGGGTGTTACCCATATCGCGCATATGTTTACGCAACTTATCCGCCTGGCCCCAGGTGGCGGTCAATGCCTGCGCACCCTCGCCAAAGGCTTTATTTAATGCGGCTTGCGCCTTAACGTTGCCCTCAATGGTGTTACCGAATTTCGCCTGAAGTTTTTGCAGAATGTCGGGGAACTCCAACATCTGGCCTTGTGCGTCAGTAAAGCTCAAGCCCAACTGCTTACCGCCCTCAATGGCACTTTTCAGGAATGCGTCATAAATACCGCCGGCCTCGGTGCCTTTGGTCTGTTTGAGCATCCCCATGACGGCGAGTTGTTCGTCCATGCCTGCGCCCATCTGGGTACCGGTTCCCTTGCTGGACTTGACCATTTCGCGGATTTCGTCAAGGTTTGCGCCAAAATTCTGCACCATGTACGCACCTTTTGACGCCATCATTTCGGCAAATGGGATATTGCCCATTTCGCTTGCCGTGGTGCGGAAGTTATTTGCCATGTCAGCCATGTAATTAGCGGCCCCCTCGGCGCTGCCTTTGGTCGCTATGGCAAGGGTGTTTATGGCGGTGGTGTAGCGTGGTAACTCATTGTCGGTAATGCCGGCAATGGTACTTTTGATGATGGTTGCTGAGCTGATAAAGTCGGCGGCATTCTTGCCGTAAGCGGTGCTAAATGTCTGCGCAGCCTTAAACATTTTGTCTAAGGCTTGCGTACTGACATTACGTGTAGACAACTCATCTAATGTTTTCTGAACCTCATGAGCAGGGGCAAGCAAGCCTTTGACGCCTTGAGCAACGCCCCACAACCCCACAGCCCCGACCGCAATTTGTTTAAAGGCCCGCTGTGACTGTTTGGCGAACTGTTCGACAGACTGTTGCGCCTTGCCGAGCGGTGCGCTCAGATTATTTTTAAGACTCAACAGAAAAGACAGTTCTTTCATGATTATCCCTATTCACCGTTAAAGGCTTTGCATATACCTGCGGTGGTACCGTTAATGGCGCTTTCGTGGAAGTATTCCGCCAGCCAGGCCGCGCGCGCCAGGCTCATAACGTCATCACCTTCGCTGGGAAGGTAATGACGTCGGAGCGTCATATATTGTTCAAGCGGGTTATTCTTAATCGCTTGAATGAGCGCGGTTATTCCTTTACTTCGATTTCTGCATCTGGCGCGTAAATCTCATTTACTTTTTTGGCAATGGCTGCGGCCATACCGGGGCGTTGCAGCAGTTCGGCGAGATTGTCGCGGGACTCCGGCACTACAATGCGTTTCAGGTAGGTACTGATCGCGCCGATAATATTCTCATCACGCGCCGACTCATTCAGGCACTTGTTATACGCGACCAGGGTCGGGGCAAATTGCACCGTAATACCTTTCACTTCCAGGGTGATTACGTCTTTGGTTTCTTTGCTCATTGTTCAGTCCTTAGTATTGGGTTGTTAATATTCTTAGTGTGTTGTTTTTATCGTGCCGCTTTAGTTCATTAGCTGGGCGGCGTACTCAATCAGCCAGACTTTAGGGGCAAGCCACAGTTGCAGGGCGTCGCCGATGTTTGATGTCAGGCCGACGAACATGGCAGGCCCCACCATCCCCGAAAAGACTAATAAGGAAATGGCGGAAATACTGTTCTTGTCGGCTGACATCAGTGCCAGACCTTTTTTAAAGGCGAAAAAACAGGCAATCCACAAGAGAAGAAATACGGTACTACGCAAGCTGTAAGACACTGCTTTCCAAACCATCAGTTGATGGATCACATCCGGTAGTTGGGCCTTACTGAAATCGATAGCCTGATCCACGCCGCTGGCCGCGCGATTAATCAGGTTGATGAGTACCTCATTGACATTTGCTTTATCGGTCATGTTCAAAATCTCGCCGTTGTTTTATTTCGATTATCAATTGGTTATGTCGTGCCGCACAATCTGGGTATATCTTTTGGTACTGCTCTAACGCGTCGCTAAAATCGGTGCCGGTATTACCGGCCAAGCGTGGCAGCGTTACCGGGCAAGGGGTTAATAGGTTTTCCTGATAGGGTACGTTCGGCACGTTCCGCACTGGCGTTGAACAACCGGACGTAATCATCAGTAGCGCAAACAGTGCTAAATACCGGTTTAATAATCTCAGTCCTGATAAGTCGCTCGGTGTGCACTTCATTAGCCCTTAGCTCCGCTAATTTATTCTCAAGCTGGCGCGCTGAGGTGCCGGCGATATCTTCAACCTGTACGCGGTTGGCTGCGGCTACCTGGCTAATTGCCAGTTCGATTTGCGCCTGACGGTTGCCGTGCATCATCCAGCCCAGCATCCAAGCTGCAATCGATAGCCATACAATCGGCAACAGTTCGCGCATCACTTCACCCCGTTATGTTCCAGGCTAAAATGATTGCCATCTTTGAAGCGCCCGCCCCATGCGCCGCCGATAGATTCCCAATATTCCCCCAGGGGCTTATAGGCTTCGCTCTTATCCTGGTATTGGCCGTTAATAAACAGATTGAAATCCACAGCCAGGCGTTGCGTGTGTAGGCTATTGGTAATGCCTTTGCCGTTCTTGGCGTTTAGCGCGGCCTGTTCCGGGGTGCGGTAGGCTTCGCCAAAGGTCAGACGGTAGCCGTGTTCGTCAGCCCAATAAATTAATTGGGCGATCATTAAAGTAAATACCGCCTGTTTTTCGCTTAATATCATGATTCACTTCCTTTTTTTAGTCGTCCCAAGTAGCGGGTAAGTAACCGGGTCAGGGCTAACTCGATCACACTTGAACCGATAATTCCTAGAGCAGCAGCGACACCTATCAACGCCAGAATGTGAATATCTGGAAAATGAATCAGCGCCATACCTGCCAGCAATGAAGTGCCTGAACCTAATATTGTTCGGCCCACAATCAGGCGCGGGGTGATCGCCTCGTTACCCACCAAAACCTTGGCGAGTGAAATAAAAGCGCCAATCCCGCCCAGCATCAGCACAATGCGAATAAATGATGTTTCTCCGTTTGGCATATGCATCACTCACCCGATCAAGTCGCGAACGTCGTCGCTCGATAAAATCGGCGTGCCGTCAATGTGGATAAAGTCCGGGCTGGTCACGATGTACTTAAATTTATGCGTGGCCGTCTCACCGCCTTTCGGGTCAAAACCTAACGGGCTGGTGATAATCAGCTTGCAACCGAATACCTCGACCGTTAACTCTTCATCGCCAGTGTTGGCATAAAACAAAATGTCGGTAGTCGGCATTTTGCGGTAGCTGCCAGCGGATTTAGCGGCAGCACTGAGTTTTTTAAAGTTCTTGGTATCAACTTCCATCTCCCCCTCAGCAGACACATCACCCGATACATAGCCATCAGGAATACCGCGTGATTGTGTGGCGGCGGTGTTATCGGTGATATCCACTGAAACGGTTTTGACATGGATAATTTGCGTACCCAGGGTAATGTCGATTGAGTTACCGCCAATGCGTGCAGTCGTCATGATTAATTCTCCGAAACGGCGGTAATGGATTGGTCTAGCATGATCCCAATCTGAATGGTTTTAGCGCTGCCGTATGGCCGCACAACCAGGTAAATGCTCACGGTTTCGATATCCGACCAGGTAATCACCACATCGCCGGATTGCGGGGATTTCACTTCGCCAGGGAACATCACCCCGTTAATCTGCGAGCTGTGAGACATATCGCGCATGGTGCGGGCGAAAAAGGTCTGGTGTGCCGCAATACTGGCCGGTGTGCTGTTCATCGAACGGTCGGCAATTTTGCTGATTGCCTGAATCCGTACCCGGCGCGCGACTTTGTCAACAATGCGCAGATTTTCAATGATTTGGTAATCACCGCCGACCACGTCGAGTGTGCGGCCGTCAGACCAGTACATGCCCTCGTAATCGGGGTACCACATCGGCACTGAGTAGCGTAGGTCATGCATGGCGCGCAAGTGCGCCAGGGTGACTTCTACCCCGTTGCTATCAACGGGCATTTCTGCGGTATCAATCCCCAGCCCAATTAATGCACCGGTTTTCACGCGGGCTGGACTGTCGGCCACGGTCACGCTGCGGTGACATAATCGGCCCGCCAACACGCCGGCTTCATTGCCCCACAGTGCCGGGACAAGTTGCACGGACTCAGCAGCAATGCCGGTCTCCAGTTCAGCAAGAAATGCCTGGTATGCTGACCATGACACAGGTACAGGCAGCGCCGCCGGCCCGGAAACAGTCAGCATTGACCACACCCAGCGACCATATTTATTGGTCAGTTCGGCGCGCAAAGCGGCGTACAAGTTAATTTTGGTGCGGCCATCGGCCACGGCAGTGATTGGGATGGTGCAGATAACCCCCTCAACAGAAATCATCTGTTGAGCGCTGAGAATTGCCAGCATATCGTCGCCAGCCTCTGCATCAGCCGCCAATAACAGCGCATAGGCTTGCCAGTTCTGACCGCCATTGCGCTGTGCGGCGCGGACGTTCTCACGTAATGCCGTATCAGCATCAGCCAGCACAACGGTGATATCAGATTGTGAATCCAGCGCGATCAAGTCGCCGGGGATTTCAGAATCATCAGCAGCGCTACCGATGAATAAAACGGTACGCTCTACCTCGTTAATCTTGCCCTGGCGCTGGTTAAGCTGGTCTATCGTAACTGTGGGCCATGTCATTTTTTACCTTCCCCTTAATGTCTTGCGCCCGGACGCCACCGCCGTAATTAATGGCTTGCATCTGACGCGCCAGCATTTTGTTAAATTCATCGTCATTGACTGCCAGCCATTCGCGGCCTGGCAAGGTCACCGTCCAGCTTGCTTTTGCTTTTCGCCCCTCCAGACTGCGGATAATGGCCCCGGCTTTGTCCCGGCTCAGTGAATCCATGATTTCACTCACGGACGGGCTGCGCGGTGCAGTCTTTGGAAAAACGGTGTAACCCAAATCAAGTAACCGTTTAGCCTGGCGCAGTGTCGCGCCGGCCTCGCTGCTATTTCGTTTCTTTGCCTGGTCAGCGGTGACGGTGGTAGTAAAGCCTGATTGCTGCATTTTCCCGACCACGCCCGGCGACGTTTTTTTGTTGCCGCGCAAATAAATTTTTGCGGAATCAGCAGCGGGTAATTCACTGATTGCCATCATTTTTGGCAGTCCCCGCATCATTTTTCCTTTGAAACCGTTCTGGCGTTTGGGCCATTTGACGCCCTCGGCGTTGGCCTGTTGCTTTTGGTGGCGACGGGCAGCAGGCATCACGCCTAATTTCAACAGCCGCCACAGCAGGCGCTTACGCTTATTGGGTGGCAGTTCCAGCGCGGCCAAATCCTTTTTAAGCGCCTCCCACTGGGCGCGGTTCAGCGTAAAGTCAGCTTGCATCACTCTCACCCGCTGGGTGGGTCGGTGCGGTGGCTCCGTTTGCGCCGACAATCCAGCCGGCTGTCGCGGTATTCACGGTAGGTGCTGCAACGAGGTAACGCTTACCTTTCAACGGGATAATGCCCTCGCCCTCGCTTTCTGCCAGAATGATGTCGTCAGCCAGTTGCACAGTGATAAACAGCGTTGCGTTATCGTTATCTGTCAGTTGCAAAATGACGTCAGGCGGCGGCATTTCATCCCGGTTGTAATGCTCGTTGGCATGTTCAACCAGCCACACCATGACCAGGGCAAATAAGGTGTCCGGGTCATACTGGCGATAGGGCCAGCGTTCCCAGGCTAACGTCGCCTGATATTGCCGTATTGCTATCCGGCGCTGATTTAGCCCCCACGCTTTAGACGCGTGAATAATTTCAATATCTTCCATCCAGGCATCGGCCCCGGTGGTTTTCATCAGCCTTTCCGGCAAGTTGCTACTGACAAAATCAAACAACTTATCAAGCTGAGTCATACCAGATGCACCCCCACGCGGCCCCGTCCCTTGATGCCGCGCAATACTACTGCGGCCTCAGCCAGTAATGACGCCTTTGTCTGCGGCGCGTCCTGGTTGGTGTTGTCCTCGCGCCGGCTGACGGCGGCAAATTCGCCCATCAAATCGGCTTTTGTCCGGGCATAAACCGCTTTTTTATATTGGGCGGTCAGTGCGTTCTCGCCCTCCATCTTTGGGCCGGGTACCGCGCTGGCCGTCATATAGCCCTTACTTTTTTGCTGCGTGGTAAAACTGGCTAACGAGGTGTTAATCTCGGCAACGGCGGCAAGCATGGCTTGCACCACGGTTTTTCGTTAATCGTGGGCGGTATGCTGCGCTCACGTTGGAACTCATCCAGTGCCAGGTCAGGCCAAAAGTCATCATTGGTTAACGTGGATTTCTGAAAACCGTTATCACCGGGTCGAAACATAAAAACCTCTCGTTATGGGGTGCGGGCTGACAAGTTTCCACGGCCCGTGAGACGCAAAGCGCTACGGCCTCCACTTCGCCCGCCCCGGCTGGCCGGGTGTCGGTACTGCCCCGCGACAACGTCAGGGGGCGGTGTTCGGTTCCGCCATTTCAGCGGCTTGCTTTTCCAGGGCGCGAATGCGTGAGGCAATGCGTTTACGCAATGTTTCCACCCCGATTTTTTTATGAAATCCCTCCGCCTGGGCGAGCAATTCATTAGCCTGGATTAAGGTCGGGATATCACTGATCGCGGCGGCAGCGGGTTTACCGTCTTTGTCGCGGATCAGGAACTCGCCGGCGAACTTGAACCATTTGGCGGTGTGCCTTTCGTTTAACCGCCAGTTCTCTCGCACATTGGTAAACGTGCGGGAAAAATACGGCTCAATACTGCGGCCCGCTTGTGCCTCATCTGCGGCCCAATCCAGAATAAAATCAGCCACGAATGACGGAAATTTTGATTTAATTTTGTCCGGTGTTGCCTGGCTTTGAGTGATCGCGATATCGGCCCAATCCAGCGCCTTATCGATATCGCCGGTATCAAACAGCCAGACCACGCAATAACCGAATACAGGGTATTGATAGACTTTGCCCGCCTTGAGATAGCGCTCGGCATACGGAAGCCATTTTGGTAACAACTCCCGCGCCTTGAGTTCTATCTTGTCGGCAACGCGCGGCAGAACACCCAGGCGTTTAACGTCCTTTTCCAGGCTCAACAGTTGCAAGTGCAGGCTTTCGTCTGCGCCAGGCTCGGCATCTTCCGTGGCAGCGCGTTGCACATTCGCCAGGGCTAAAGCCTGCGCCCGAAAACGTAACGGGTTAAACGTCATGGGATTCCCTCCGCTTATACCTGGGTGTTATCCAGATTCGGCGCGCCGTCACCTGATGCGCCGGGGATCAAACCTTCTAACATCGCGGTATTGATATCTTCTTCCGCTTCGATGGTGATAGATGATTCATCAATTGCGCCGTACAGCATTGGATGCCCCAGCGCATAACCAGAGTTACGCCACCACGCATTTTCAAAGCCAAGACGGTCTTGCACATGCTCCGCGCGGCGGTATTGGTGATTACGCTGGTTATAATTGTGCAAGTTTGCCAGGGTGGTAACGGCCATGCGTTTACCTGGCAGGAATGGCGCAACATAGACGCGACGACCGGTGACGGTATTTGCCAGCATTTGGGCGGCAATATTTTCCGTCGGTTTGCCCGCTTCCTGGAACAAACGGAATTGCTCGGCGGCAATCAGGTCTGAACCAATCAACAAGACTAAATCCGGTTCGTTCTGGAACTGGCTTGGGATGGTGGTACTGATTAGCCAGGAGGCCATCGCATCCAGCGTTTTAAAGATACCGTTTGCACCGATGGTCAATTCACCGTCACCGGGATTGATCACGCGCTGGGTAAAGCCCGGAATACGGTCTTGTTCTGGTGTGGTTGGGTTCGCGTGTAACGTATCGAAATTCTTCGCGATTTGATGCCAACCGATATTGACATCTTCCCCGTTCGGGTATTTTTTATCATCGGTTTCAATCGCCGCGCTGGTACCATTAAACCCGACACGCAAGGTGTCATTAGCAAATGTGCGCAGGGTAAACTCGGCCACTAACTGAATAAATTCATCATCCGTGGTACCTGAATGGATCCAGTTAGACAGCGTTTCCCACGGCAGACGGGCGCAAGAATCCGTCGGATATAACTGATAAACGTTACCAGACAGGCCCACATTCTTGGTGAATCGGCCCCCAACGCGGCGACCGGTAAACAGCCCCGGATTACCGACATCAATAACTTGGCCGCGAATTTGGTCAACGTCGCGCGTAGTAATCAATGGCAGGAACCAGTTTTGCTCCATCATAGCCAGGCGCAGGGCGGTTTCTTGGGGCGCACTAATACTGAACCGTCCAATGCCATTAGTGCTAATTGGCAGGGTATTGATATTCGAACCGCTGGCCTCACCAATGCGCCGGGCATAGTTTTGCGTCAGTTCATATAACTTATTCATTGGCATAATGAGTGCTCTCGTTTATTTGTCAGTGCGTTTACCGCAATGGCTATTTAATTCTGTCTGTTCCGGTTTAATTAACCGTAAATCAGAAGTTGTAACTCTTACCGCTGGACGCATTAGGGGCGGCGTCGGGTAATTTGGTGGTGACTTGTTCAAGTTTGTTGAATTTTTTATCAGCAGCATTGAGTTTGTTTTTAAGTTTGCTGAATTCACCGCCGGTGACCTCGTCTTTAATTTCGGTAACTTCTTCCTGGACGGTGACCAATTCGGATTTAACCTCGGTCAAAGCTTCCTGAATTTCGGTTACGTCCGCATCATTGGCTTGCAGTTCGGTAATAATGACCGCTTGCTCTTCAATGGTTACCGCTTGTTCGTCGACGACATCCTGTAATTCGGCTACCGCTTCGACAATGGTCTGAATATCTTCATCAGAAAACTTGCGGCTGGAACTGGAAAATAAACGCGATTTTGGTTTTTCCGGTTTTTTATCACTGCCTTTATCGGCAAGGTTAAAAAGACTGCGGAATAATGCTTTCTTTGATTTTGGGTCTCTGCTGTACCGTACATCCGCCTTGGCCGTACAGCAGCCCGACCGTCAACAGTCGCGCCCTCAGTCGCTATGCCTGCTGTACGGCCAAGGCGGATGTACGGTACAGCAGCAGAAAACTTGCGGCTGGAACTGGAAAATAAACGCGATTTTGGTTTTTCCGGTTTTTTATCACTGCCTTTATCGGCAAGGTTAAAAAGACTGCGGAATAATGCTTTCTTTGATTTTGGGTCTTTGGTCGACATATTTAATTCCTCGGTGTCGGCAACATCACTAATCACTAATGCTTCTAGTGCGCCGTAAAGTTTTCCGTTTTTATTTGCACTAAAGCGCATACGCTCGGTGCCGATGCTGGCCGGGGAGCTGGTGACGCCCAAGCCCTCAAGATAGGGTTTTCCGGTACCGCGAAAATTCAGGGTTTCGGTAGGCTCGATTGAGCAAAACAGCATTTGCCCGTTGCGGTTGGCATAGAGCAAATCCATACCGGGACAAAGCCGGGCCTTTAGGCGCATCAAGCCATCTTCTACCTCGGCTTTTAATTCCTGGACTTCACCGCACGCGCCATACCAGCGTTCATGCTCAGGCCAAATCATGGCGGTATAGATTGCTGGGTCGTAGGTTTCTGCCATATCGACCAGCCATTCCGCTGAAATTTCCCGACCGTCAACAGTCGCGCCCTCAGTCGCTATGCGAATAAAATTCGTTGTCAGTTGTGAACCCGGCATAATTAACCTTTTAATTAATCGGTTTGGCGTGGTGATGGTATTAACTTCATTCAGTATTACGGATTGTTTTTATTATTTCATTTATCAAACTTCTTATTCATTCGTAATAAATATGTATTGCGATTTATTGCGGTATTTAGTTGTCATTTTGAATAAATAAAGCCGCCATAATGAGGCATGACCAGAAAATCAAAATATCCAGAAGAATTAATAGGCGTTGCGCGTTCATTATATTTGAAGCGCTGGACAGCCCAAGAGATAGCCGCCGAGTTAAAACTCAATTCGACGCGGATAGTTTACTATTGGGCGGATAAAGGCGGCTGGCGCAGTCTATTAAGTGAGGAAGATTTAGAATCTGTTATTAACCGCCGTGCGGCTGTATTGGTCGATAAGGCCAATAAAAATGATATTGAGTTAAAAGAACTCGATAAATACATTGATATGCACTGCAAGTTAATTGTCAGCCGTCATAAGCACACTGAAAAAATTCACGCCATGAATTTGGAGGCAGCGGCGCGCGGGATAACTGCAACGGGAGCCGGTGGTACCATTGAGGCGATCGCCAACGAGGGCGACGACAGCAGCAAAAAGAAAAGCGGCAAGCGTGGCGGGAAACGAAATAATGTGGCCGGCATTGTGGCGGCTGATTTTGATGAATTTATTGATGGCCTGTATGACTATCAAATCACACTGCGGGAAGCGAAAAAGCACCGTAACCGGATATGGCTGAAATCACGACAAATCGGTGCGACCTGGTACGCCGCATTTGAAGCCCTGGAAGATGCCATTTTAACCGGTAACAATCAGGCGTTCTTGTCGGCCTCTCGCCCTCAGTCGCTTATTTTCCGGCGCTATATCATCAAGTTTGCTTTTGAACTGTTCGGCATTGAATTGACCGGCGACCCTATTGTGTTGAGCAATGGCGCGGAGTTTCACTTCCTGTCAACCAACAGCAACACCGCCCAGGGCTTTTGCGCCAACGTCTATATAGATGAAATTTTCCATCAGCGCGGATTTAGCGAATTAAAAAGAGTGGCCGGCGCGATAGCCACACATACCCATTTACGCCGTACTTACATTTCAACGCCTAGCGCTAAAACGCACCAGGCTTACCCGTTCTGGACGGGTGACGAATGGCGCAAGGGTAAAAAAGCGCGGGAAAACGTCGAATTCCCAACCTTTGCGCAAATGGAAGCCGGGATTATGTGCCCGGATAGCCATTGGCGCTATATCACTACGGTCGAAACCGCTGTTGCCGATATGGAGGAAAAAGCCAAAGTCTATGGCGCTGCGGCCATTCTTATCAACCTGGAAGAGATACGGGAAGAAAACAGCGCAAGCGCCTTTAACCAGTTGTACATGTGCCAGTTTGTCGATACCGGTGATTGTGTATTCCGTTTCGACCAGTTGGAACAATGCCTCACCAGCGTCAGTACCTGGGAAGATCACGACGTCAATGCCATGCGGCCATTTGGTAACCGTGAGGTGTGGGCCGGCTACGACCCTGCCCGCACCGGTGATACCGCTTCGTTTGTTCTGGTCGCACCGCCACAAGTGGACGGGGAGCCGTTCCGGGTACTGCATATCGAAACTTGGCACGGCTTCGCCTTTAAATACCAGGTAGGCCGCATCAAGGAGTACATGGCCCGCTACAACATTACCCATATCGGCATTGATACCACCGGCATTGGCGGGCCAGTGTGCGAAATGGTGCAAGACTTTGCACGACGTGAAGTGACACCGATTCGCTACAGCCAGGAAAGCAAAAACCGCCTGGTCATGAAGATGATCGACGTTGTCGAGCATAAGCGTATCGCCTGGGATATTGAGGATAAAGGTATTGCGGCCAGCTTTATGGCGATTCGCCACACCACCACCAAGAGCGGCGGCGGCATGACATTCGTTGCCGACCGTAGCGCCGACACCGGCCACGCCGACCGATTCTTTGCCATCGCCCATGCGGTGATAAACGAGCCAATCAACAACGAACGCAAGCGGAAATCCGGCTGGGCGGGACGTCTGACAGGAAAAAATAATGAGCAAACGCAAACAGCGCTACAGCGCCAGGCAGCAAAAATCCAATGCGCAAGCCATGCCGGCACGGCGTGGAACATTCAGCATCGTAACGACCGATACCCCCATGCCGATATTGACGCAGGGAACGCAGTATCACGAAATCTGGTACGACTCGACCGCCGACCACTGGCGGCAACCCATCGACCGGCTAGCCCTGGCACAACTTGCCAACATGTGCGGACAGCATGGCGGGGTTCTGTACGCCCGCAAGAATATGGTGGTCAGCGACTATGCCGGGGGCGGTCTGAGCCTGGGCGAAATGGGCCAGGCGGCTTATGACTTTTTGCTGTTTGGTGATATCGCTATATTGAAAGTGCGTAACGGTTGGGGGGATGTGGTGGATTTGGTGCCGTTGCCGGCGCTGTACGTTCGACGCCGCAAGGATGGGGATTTTTCGGTATTGCAGAAAGGCCCGCCGCTTATCTACCCGGCGCGCGATGTGATTTTTTTGCGCCAGTACGACCCACAACAGCAGGTTTATGGCTTGCCGGATTATATCGGCGGGATGCATAGCGCCTTACTGAATACGGAAGCCACCATATTCCGGCGTCGCTATTACCATAACGGCGCACATACCGGCGGGATTATCTATACCTACCGACCCCAATTTAAGCGACGAAATGGAAGAGGATATCGCGAAAAAAATTGAGGAATCCAAAGGGGTGGGTAACTTCAAGATGATGTTTATCAATATCGCGGACGGTGGCGAAAAAGGGGTGCAATTTATCCCGATTGGTGATGCCGGCGTAAAAGATGAATTCGCCAATATTAAAAGCATCAGCGCGCAAGACGTATTGACCGCGCACCGTTTCCCTTCCGGCCTGGCTGGCATCATCCCGACTAACGGGGCGGTGATGGCAAGCCCGGAAACCGCGCGCGATACCTATCGAAAAGATGAAGTTATCCCGTTACAGCGGATGTTTGCCAGTGCGGTGAAGCATGATCCCGAAATCCCGCCCCATTTGCACCTGCAATTTGAGGGGCTAAACAGTGATGGATTGCCACTGACCAAGCCAGCTGATAATGAGATTGTTATCACGCCAGGTGATGGGGCGTAACGTATGAGAAATAAGCGGCGAAAAGTGCTAAAATCATCCCAAGATGGCGGTTTTTCGGGGGATGGTATGGCGACAATCAAGGTTATTTGCACGGCGTGTGGTGCGCGGATGCATAACCGTAAATCAGTATGGCAAGCGCCCCAGCTTGCAAACCTGTATTACACCTGCACCAATGTAGAATGTAGCGAAACGAGCGTTTATGAATTAACCCGCTCACACACCGTAAGCCCTAGCGGCCTGGGTGATAAGGGATTGATTAAAGCACTGTTGGAAAGGCTACGGCCAGATGAAAAACAGATTGCCCTGGATTGGCTGCAAGGTCAGCCGGGATAAGAGAAACCCGCCGAATGGCGGGTTTTTTGTGGCTGCAAATCTATTTGGCTGTTTTATACCCTTGCCCTTTGTCTGCTAACCCACGAATTGCCGGTCGGGCTAAAATAATTCGTTGGCATGCATGGATTGCCAAACAGAATTCATTACGTTCCATAGGGTGTTCAAGTGGAAGCTGTAAAAATTGATTCCATGCATCACCGAGCATTTGGGTAATTTGCTGTTCTGCGGCTAAGAGTGTGCATTCGGTATTGGTATAACTGATATCGGTCATTTCACTTATTCCTCATCGGTTGTTCTGATGTGCATTAACCTGCTATTGGGCCAAACCAAACAGGCTTATCCTTGTCATTTTCCATTTCTGCGGTTTGTTCTCTTCTGTAGTGCTCCCCGACCAAGCGGATTATTTTCGGCACTTGCTGCTGACGTAATCGCTCAAACCTGGCTTTGATATCTTCTACTGGTGTTGCTGTACGGTGGACTTGATACAACGCGCCATCCGTTCCCGCCCGATACGTGATATCGCCAACCAATACCGACGCGCCTTTTGCCATTGATTTCAGCATGTTGTCATTCAAATCAATACCTATCGACGCGGCAAATTCTTTGATTTTTTGCTCTTTTTCGCCCGGTTTAGCGGCCAGCATGATTTCGCCCTGGGTTGGTGGGCGTGGTTTTTTTGGTTTCTGGCGCGGTTTAACTGGTTCGCTGCGTATCCGCTTAAGCATTTGCCGCCGTTCTTTCGCGGTTAATGCATCAAAACAGATATTCTCCGGCGGTGGCGGTGGCTCAATGACCACCGGCGGGCTGACTATTTTTTGAACCCCCGTACAGTTATTGACAGAACTCCGAGAGGGCGCAGGCGCGCCCTTAAGGTCAACGGCCAAATCAACGGACAGGTCAAGGGCGCGGGCTTTGACAATCTTCCACTCAGTGGTGCGGGTGATAATGGGCGTGTCTATGCCTACTGGTGGCGAAAATACGCCACGAATGCGGATCACATCTTCAAAATATTCATTGGTTGTTTCTGATGTTTCGTAATAGGTGCGGGCGATCAAATTCTCACGCTTAACAAATGGCCCGCCCTGGGCGTTAACGTATTCGGCCCAGCGGCCATAGTCGGCAGCATCATGAACGGCGGCAAACTCCACGCTCAAACCCATCGCGGTTTCGTGGTCTGACATTTTGCGCAGCTCACGATAAACGGTAACCGGTGCACCGCCGATAAACTGAAACTGACGGATACGCCACCGGCTGGCCCACGCAGAAACAGCCGGGGCCACCTCTTTCAGTAGCTTGTCGGTTTCATCGTCGGTTTCACCATCCAGCGCGTAACCGTCGATATTTTTCGAAATGTATTTGGCGATGTAGCCTGTTGCGCTGCCTTTCTCCGGATCAATAGCCTCGGCATGAAAACGGGCCTTTCTGGCCTTGGCGCTGTAAAGTTCGCCCTCATCCTCTTCACTGGCATAATCACGCAATACTTTGCGCACTTGATCCACTGATTCAGGCAACATGAATAGCAACATATGCCAGTGCGGAGTGCCGTCATGATGTGGTTCGGCAACACGAATACCAAACACACGAATATCTTCGCGATGTAACTTTGCCCTGACCCGGCTCCACACCCCGCGCAAATAACGCTGCGTTCTCGCCGGATCAGCTCCGCACCATTTGCGGTTACGGTGTCCGTGCTTATTCGTGGCATGGTATTTAGACGGGGCGGTCAGCGTATAAAACTCACCAACGTAGCCCATCTCTGTGCATATATCTTCAAACCCACGAATGCGGGCCATCAGTTCACAGCGACGAATTGCCGGATTAGCAACGCTGTGATCGTACTTATCAATCAGAGAAATACGGTTGCCTTTTTCATCCTCTAATTCCATTGATTTGAGAAACTCGCGCGTGCGGCGTTTCTGCTCCCGCCAGTCACTCACGGTTCCAATGCTGGAGTATGGCGAGGCTTTTTTGCTGACATTGCCCAAGGCAATATGAAGATGTTCTTTCCACTTATCACTGTGGCGGCGCAGGCAGCGAGTCCACCAACTTTCTGATTGCATTCTGGCAATAAAAGAGGCGACTTTGTCGGCGGTAAGCCTCTGACGTTCAAGCTGGTAAGTATCCCAACCCGGCACGGACTGACGAAAAGCGCGAGTGAGCGCGGACGCGCGGACGTAAAGAGCGAAAGCAATTTTTAAATCTGGCTTGCCGTTAACTTCATCATCAACAATTCCGAGTTCACGCTTGACCAGCAAGGCGATATCTTTCGCCAGCATTTCAATATCAGCACGGCCATAATCGGGCAACTGATTGAAACGGAATGCGAAAGAGGCGGTATCGTTAGCGTCGGCGGATATAAAATACTGGTCATTGACCATATTCAGACGCGGTAATACACGCTCAACAAAGTTTTTTGTTAAGTGCGTATTAGCTCGCTGAATCCCTTGTGTTTGTTCCAGTTTATTAAGGTGGAACCTGATCCCTCGCTGCACTATTTTTGGCTGTTTTGATAACAGGTTTTGAGCGTCAACCAGCGCGGCTATTTGCGCTTCAGCTTCTCGCTGCTTTTCTCTGACCAGATAATCCGGCCCACCAATGGCGGGTATGTGTCTGGTATTCCACCAATAAGTCGCCGCAACAGGTAAATCGCCGCTACCCTGAGAAGGTAACGGCGTTGCTGGAGTTATACGGTCGCTTGAATGCTCGCTCATTCAGAAACACCATTTGAATCAAAACCTATCCCTAATAGAGTTTCTAAATAAGCTCTGATGAATGCTTTTGCCGTCGTAGCATTAATGGCGTTTCCGTAGGCGCGGAGTCGTCCCACTCGCGAGGTAGCCCCATGAGCCAGCGGGAATGTGCCGGATTCAACTGGCCTCCACTTTCCATCCCGGCACAGGAGCCAGTCAGCATTTCTCCAGAAGCTGTTAACCGGGCCGGTTGGTCGGGTAATCCCTGTTCTGTCGCATAATCCAGCCGGTCGAACATCCGGTTTTTGCCATCCGAGCGAATTGTTGTTGGCCCCGACCCCCTGCTGTCGCTGGTCGTTGGCGTCGGCCAGCCTGCCAACTGAACGAAATCCCTCAGCGATGATGAGATCGCATGTCCCGACGGACGACGATCCCCTGATAATTTCCTCATGGCTATGGATGCACTCCCGCCGCCAGTTGGATCGCTCGCTGTCGGAGTTGGCCAACCGACTTGCACCGAACCAGACTCTTTGTCTGATATGCGGGGCACCGACGCCACAAGCTGGCAATACTGCCGCCCCGCAGGCGTAACCTTGTTTTTCCAGTTCATTGAATAAATCGTCGAGCCAGTGCTTTCCAATAGCTGCCGCAACCTGCTCTCCAAAAATGCTTGCAGGTTGTCGCTCTTTAATGAGGTTAAGCCAGACTGGAGCAAGGTGACGCTCATCATCACATCCAAGTTGATTGCCGGCCGCGCTGAAAGGCTGGCAGGGACAAGACCCTGGCCAGACTGGCTTATCATCGGGCCATCCTGCTTGTCGCAAGGCGTATGACCATGCGCCGATACCTGCGAAGAAGTGGCACTGAGTGAATTCGGTAAGGTCTTCTGGTTTAACATCAACAATACTCCGCTCGTCAACATAGCCGGGGGCAATATGGCCGGCTTTAATAAGGTTTCTCAGCCATTGGGCCGCATAAGGATCAAATTCGTTGTAATAAGCCCCTTTGCTCATGGTGCAATCCTTGCTGGGGTGGGGGTTCGGCGCGTCCGGTAATGTATGATTTTGTAGACGCTAGCGACGGGTATCTCCATTTTTTCTGCTATGTATCTGGGTTTTATACCTTCGTCGTAAAGTGCGCGGCATAGTTCCACATCATGATCGCTGAATTTGGCGTTGCGGTTACACTCGCCGACAATTGAAGGGTTTACCCCCTCCACAAATGCCTTTTGCTGCACTGCCTTGGGTGACCGACCTAGGTGATCGGCGATGTCCCGATATCGGGTTGTTTTGACGGCCTCACGCAGATAGGCCACCTCACCCGGTGACCAAAGTTCACAGCGGCATGAAGTCAGGCCATTAAGAAATGCTTTTCGTCTGACCGCTGGCACTGACCGACCCAAGTTATTGGCGATGTCCCGATAAGGGGTTGTTGTGACGTTTTCTCGAAGATAAGCCAGTTCAGCGGGTGACCAGCGTTCGCGGTAGCGTTGTGGAATAGTCATGGCTTCATCCTTAAAATGGAATTTCATCGCATGGATCAAAAAATGAAAGCATGACTAATTTCGGAGCGGCAAAATCACATTGAGTAATATCTGATATTTCTACAACAATCTTGCGGCCCGAATATTCATCAGTTCCACCGTCCCACTCGGCTAAAAGCAGATAATCCCCAACTTTAAAATTACGGTCATTAGTTCGTAATTCAGCTTTTTTTCTTCCCTCAATAACAGCTTGGAAATATTCAGGCAGAATTTTTAATTGATGAGTTTTAACTGATTGCGAATATCCGGCGGACTCCTGAAATGCCTGCGCTATCCGGTTGGCCTCTTTGCGGTCAGACTCCGTTTTATGTATTGCCTTAATTGCCAAGTCTGTTGTTTCATCATGGCCGTTTTTGCATATATTCTTACCGGCATCCGTACCCATGATCGCAAAAATTAAAGAATTCCATTTAGGTTCGAATGATGAATTGAATCCCTCCAAATGTTGAACACGCGCTCGTAACTTGATTGCCTCACTATTAAGGCGTTCGATTTCAAGACCGGCAGCAACTAAATGCTTTCTAACGTGCGCTCTCAATGCGATTGCATGAATGCCATCGAGCGCAGCAAGGGGAATGAGACTACTAGCCGCACAAGTCAGCCCCTTAATTGCATTGGTAGTATTAATATGAGTAGCCATTATTTAGCCTCTTTATTTTCAGTGGGTGAATTAGCAACGGATTTAACTTCTGATATCCAACGGAATAATTCTTTAAATACTTCTTCTTTAGAAAAAACGGATTGATTTAATTTAGCTAGTTTGTTTTCTAACCGCTCAAGCAACATCAAACGCTCAGAAAGGCGGGCATTATTAAAATGCGACACCAGTTCTATGTCGTTTAGCTCGTTTGTTAATTTTATCGGTGCAACACTCATTATTATTACCCCGCCTTTAGATAATGGGAATCCCGGCGAAAGTTAATGCGCCAAGTTAAAAGGTGTTGAATTTAAATACTAATTACTCTCTCACCTAGCGAGAAATAATCAGGGAATGGCTTTGTCAAACGGATAATAAAATTAAGCGCTTCAATAATTATTTCACGCTCATCCTCTGTAAACGTTTCAAAGCGTCTATTTGAGTCAGCGGCTTTAAACGGGCGCTGAATACTTTTCATTTCAGCGATACGATTCGCACAAAACAAAATCACTTCCCTATTGGCATTCCCTGTTTGTTCGTCGTGCGGGTTGGCGTTGAAATGCCGACATGCATTGTTGCGGTTAATATTGGCCTTTACGCGCCATTCAACAGTGAATTCCCGGAAAGGTAATTTTCTGTTACTTTGGTCTGTTCCAATAGAAGCCATATATCCCCCGAATTTATGCAAATATTCCCATCAGACGCGCCCACCAACGGGGTTTAGCCCTGGGCTTTGCCATGAATGGAGTACGGCAACCTCTGATAAAAATGACTTTGTTTGCATTTGGCTGAAAGTGACGGCCGTCAGGGGTTTCTAACCAACCACGATAATGAAAGCGGTAAGTAATTTGGCCCCGGTTGATTTCTTGGCCGTTAACTAGCATTGCGGCCAGTGACGGGCATTGGTTAGCGGTCATTAAGTGATCTCCATCAATTGAATTAGTGCCGGGGTACTGCATCGCGCCCGGCGCGCGTTTTTTGTGGTACTGTTTTTGCGCCGGTTACTACCGTGAGAGGGAACCCCGGCGCACATGCCAACCAACCACAAAAAGGAGTGATACACATGGAAATTGAAGCGATTTTCCCAAAGGAGCTTGAGTGCAAACTAATGTCCGACGCTTCCGGAAATAAGTTTATTGGCGTAGTCATGGGTAATCTCCATACACGTATAGGGACTCTAATGGGGCACGATACGCCGCCATATGCTTTAACACCGGAAATGGCAACAGACCTTATTCAGGATTTAATTGATGGCTTGAATAATATCGACGGTGGAAAACGCTCTCTTCGACTGTGAGAAATCCCATTTCATAGCCAAGCAGGTTTTTAAAAATAAAAGATGTTGTAAGTTCAGCCTCAGGAATGGGGCTATTTTTTTTCGATGTATCACACGGTTGTAATTTCTTCATTTTCACAATCCCATTCCGCAAATAAAAATAAAACCCTTTCGCAAATCTGTTATTTGAGGGAGGGCTTTATCCCCTCAATACTTCATTAAATGGTTCGGGCGGTACCTTGCATGATTTAAAGCCACGAACGGCATCCCTTAATATTGGGTACACCGTGTCGCCACCCTCGCCAGTGGTCACCGCCAGCGTTGTTAACATGTCCAGGTTAGCGATGGTATTTGCGGTAATGACTCGGCAACCACGGATAAAATTGAAATTTCCGATAAGGCCCTGATTAAGCCTTATGCGGGAAGCCTCCATTTGGAAGTGATGGTTTTGCAGCACGATATTGGCGAGTTGTAGAATCAGTGACTTTTTCATAGTGAGTACCTTATGTCGTGCAGCTCGTCGATGTATTCAATGGCTTGCGCCAGTGCGTCAAATTTGCCGTAAGACTCATCACCCTGGCGAACGTGGTAACGGGTGATCGGGTTTATCTTATTGCGCTCGATGCAGGTAATTAAAAAGCCACGGTAAGAATAGGTGTGGTTGCTAATACGGTTCAGTGCGCAAATAGGAGTCGGGTGAGCAAGCTCATGCGCTAAGTTTTCTAATGACTGATAAGTCATACTTTTAGCCTTAATGCTTCCTGCGCTTCTTCGTAAGCCTCAAGGAATTCATAAACCATGTTTACCTGGCGTTCTCTGCCTGGCTTGGTTTTGGTTAATGTCAATTTCCCTTCATTGGCTTGCTGTTGGATGGTTCTGACGGTCTGGCCTGTAACTTCGGCATAGGCGGACAGGGTCAATTTGGGATAAGGGAGGCAGAAAACTACCGGACAATCCGGCATTTTTACTATGACTGGCTTGGAACTTCGTGTGCTCATGACTTATCCTCTTTGATCACATTTGGATTCACACAGACTTAAGTGGATTCATAATCTTCACATGGGTATCTTTAACATGAGGATAATCTTCACATGGGTATTTTGTCAAGCAGCCATGCTGAAAAACTTAAACTGATCCGAAAAGCGGAGGGATTAACTCAAGTTGCTTTTGCAAAGGAATTAGGTCTAGGGCTGAGTACTGTACGGAATTATGAATCTGGGCAGCGGGAGGTGGGATTATCGATTGTTGATAAGGTTATTAATCATCCAAGATTCGAAAAATACATGATGTGGTTGATGAGTAATAAAACGTCAGAAGCTGCCGGGCAGATATCGCCGGCTCTCTCCCCTGATGGGCGAGACAGCACGTCAGACCACCAAAACGACCAGAAGGCTGGTTAACTGTTTATAAAATATACACTTCTTGGGGTAAGGGTGGGATCTGTCATGAGCGCTTCGAAATTTAAAATGAACTTACAGGGGTGTGTTAAGTGTGGGCTAGAGAACCCTAAAGGAACCGAGTCCTGTCCGGCTTGTGGGTGTATCTATCCGTCAGAAAAGAAGGGGGCGCTTGGGTGTATTTTTGCTCCTCTTCTATTCATTTCGTTTATTGCTTCATTTAAATACCCCATATTATGGCTGCTGTTTTTTTCCATCATGATTTACTGGGGAAGATTAGAGGCGAAATTAGCAAAAGCTCAAAATGACAGCGTTGCTCAGTTTATTTCGGATGTGACCGAGAAAAGTAAATACAGGAAGCCCGCCACCAATAAAGGCACTTTAAATTCAGATAAAACAAAATCTAAATATTTCGGCATTAATGATTTTCTTGATGATCTATCTGTTGTATGGGCAGGCTCCCCTTATGATGTTGAGTTTAGTTATAAAGATGGCAGTGGTGCCAAAACAAGACGAAAGGTCACTCTTGAAGAAATAGCAGTTAGTAATAGTTTTGTGCCTTATTTTATAGGCCATTGTCACTTAAGAGGGGAGCTAAGACACTTCAAAATGGAACGAATAGCTTCAAAGATTAATTATAAATCAAAGCGTTATGATTTAATTGAATTTATAGACATTGTAATGGAACTTGATTTTGAACTTGTTAAGAAGATTGATAACGCCATAATCGATAGTTATTAATGGAATCAATGATGTCTATTAAAAAGCTCGAGGACGGCCAGTATTTAGTCGATATACGGCCACAAGGCCGTAATGGAAAGCGGATGCGTAAGCGTTTTGATACTAAATCAGAAGCGCAGCAGTATGAGCGGTGGATCATTGCCACGCAAAATAATAAAGATTGGATAGAAAAACCAGCAGACCGCCGCCCACTGATTGAATTGATAGAGTTATGGTGGAAGTATCACGGTCAAACTCTAAAGGCCGGCAAGGATGATTATCAACGACTTAAAAAATTAGCCGCTGACATGAATAACCCACGTGCTGACCAAGTTACAAAAAGTTCATTTGCGGACTATAAAGCGGCTAGGTTGTCGGGCGGGATTGGCCCCAGCACGATAAATAGGACGCAAATGATATTAAGTGGCGTATTTAGCACCCTTATAGATAGCGGCCACTATCACAGTCAGCACCCCCTCAAAGGCATTGAAAAGATTAAAAAGACTGAAAGTGAAATGTATTTCCTTTCACGACCTGAGATTGATTTGCTGCTTAAAAGTTTTGATGGCGACAATTTGAAAGTAATCAAGTTGTGTTTGGCTACTGGTGCGCGTTGGGAAGAGGCGGCAGAGTTAACAAGTGCATCGGTGATTAAATACAAAGTGACCTTTAATAACACGAAGAATGGCAAAAATAGAACTGTTCCAATATCGGCGAAGCTGTATAAAGAAGTTTATAAGCCGGAAGGGGGGCGTTTGTTCCAACGAGTTGATTATGATTTTGTCCGGGAAACGCTACGGGCTGTTATTCCATCCTTGCCCGTAGGACAATCTGTGCGGGTGTTTCGGCATACGTTCGCAAGCCATTTTATGATGAATGGTGGCAATATCTTGACGCTGCAAAAGATACTTGGTCACAGCAACATTCAGCAAACCATGACCTACGCGCACTTTGCCCCCGACTCATTTGCAAGATGCAGTTAG